CAATATAAAGAAGTTATTGAGAGTTTTGAAAGTATCTTAAATTTCTATGGGAAAATTAAAGAACTTCATTCAGATACAATAGATTATAATCTTATAGAAGAAATTAAGAGAATCCCAACTCATATTCTTTCAAAAGCATATTCTGGTGATTATGAGCCGATAAACAAATTTATGTTTGAATCGGAACCTATATCACCAGAAAGTGAAGAAAAGTTAAAAACTTTTTATGGGACTGTTATAGCATACTCAAGACAAAAATGCCAAACCCTCATCAAACAGATTGAGGGTGGGTCATATCAATAATTGATTCAATTTGAGTAAAGTTATCCTTCTTAACAAGGTTAATCAATCTATCAAAAGTCTCTCCGCTAATTTCCTTACGGTGAGTAATGATATAGATACACTTGTCGGGATATGACTTCTTGAAGCCTGTTTTAAGGAACTCAAGGAAGTTTTCAACACCATCAGAGTCCATAGAGGTATCAAGTACCTCATCAAGAACAAGAAGGTTAGTTTCAACAGAATTTTGCATTCTAGAAATATCCATGAGTGCTAATAAGACACTTATATCTAATCTTTTCTTTTCACCACTTGAGAATGAGTTATATGGTCTTTCTTCGCGGTTCCTTGAAAGGATTTTTTCTTCAAGCCCCATATTAAAAGAAAGAGTATATTCTGAACCCATTATTTTAAGATATTCATTTACTTTACTATTAAGAATAGGAAGAATTCTAGAAACAACAAATTTTCTTAGTCCATCTTCGCTTAATATTTGTTTAATAACATTATAATGTTGAAATTCAGAGTTTGCTTTATCGAGTTTTTCTTGTTCTTCTTTAGCTTTCTGTTCAAGTTTGGTGACTTCTTCAAGTGAGACACCACCGTATTCTATAACTCTAGTTTCTTCTTTAGAAAGTTCGTTATTCTTATGAAGAATATTATTATTGTTTATTCTTAACTCTTCTTTAAGTCTATTCTGAGTTTGAATATCAATCTTTATTGTATTAAGACTTGCTTCTAAAGTTTCTTTTTCTTTTACAGTTTTAGAACCTTTCTGTTTAGCATCGTTTATAATAGTATCTTGTTTAGAAACAATTTCTTTTAAATCACTTATATATTTCTGAATATAAGGATTATCGGAAGGGGTATGACATGTTGGACAATGTGGAACATCTTCAATATGACTCAATGCCTCTTTTGCTTTTGAAATTTCATTTTGGGCTATTTTAATAGTAGACCTTAAATCATTGATTAATGATTCTTTTTCTCTTATTTCTTTTTCAATTTTAGATTTTTCTTCATCATGATTTATATCTTTTATGGATGATTTAATAGAGTTGCTCTTTGAAGTTAATGCTTCAATTTCATCCTTAAGTTTTTTAATATTATTTTCTTTTTCTTTAGTTAACCTATCAATAACCTCTTGATGCTTTGATAAAGTATTTTTTGAAGATTCTAAATGTCTTAATGTTGCTTGATAAGAAACATCGCACGCTTTAACTTCTGTTTTTAAATCAAGATATCTTTCGTTTGAAATCTTTGCCATTCTTCCGTAAATAGCAGAAGAAAGAATATTTTCAATAACTTCTCTTTTCTTGGCTGCTTCCATATCAAGAAACGGAACAGATGAATTAACATTTAGAACTATTATATTATTAAAGCATGTATGATTAACTCCGATTTTCTTTTCAAGCCATTCTTGATTTCTACCATTAGCATCAAATTTCTTTAATTCAAGATTTTCAAGATCGGGGCCAACATATATTTTTAAATCATTTGGTTTGATGGTTCTTTCAACTTTTAAGTAATCTTCATCAACTTTAAATATCGCAGTAACTTTACAATCTTTCTTATTAATTTTGTTAACAAGTTCAGCAAGAATAACCTTACCTCCTCTAAGAACTTTTCCATATAAAGCAAATGAAAGAGAATCAACTACAAGAACTGATTTACCACAACCATTTCTAGAACCATTATTGTCTACTTTACCAGTAACAACATTGATACCTTTCTTGTAATCAAAAGTAATTTCGGCATTACCGAAACTCATAAAGTTCTTTAAAGAAACATTAATAAATTCTATTTTAGCCATTGTCATCCTTTACAGATAATTGATATAATTCGCCAAGTATAGCTTTAATATTATTTTTGTCAATACTAGGATCTTCTACTAAAACATTAGAAACATATTCGTTCATAAAATTAACTGGATCAGTTGCTTTACCTACTGAATGTTGATATTGTTCTAACATTTTTTTCGCTTCTTCTGTTTCAGCAATGTCATCTAAAACTTGATTATCAACTTCAAGTTTAATAGGAGATAAAGATTCAACTTTTTGAATTAATTTTATTAATGTTGATTCTTGAACTTTTTTCTCAACAACTAATTTAACAAAATTACCTTTTGCTAATTTAATTTTAGCAACATCTTTATTAACGAAATCTTCAACTGAAATTTTTATGAATTTCGGTGAATCATTATTAGGAATAAAGGTAGTTTCGTTTGTATCAACATCATAAATATGAATACCTTTTTCATCACCATAGTCGCCCCAAGTTAATTGATAAGGACAACCAAGATAACTTATTTTACCATCTTTAGAAGTATTTCTAATATGGAAGTGACCAGTGAAAACTCTATTGAAATTCTTAAAGGTTCCTTGTTCAACACCATGTTCAGCAGGATAACCTCTTTGCATCTCAAATCCTTGAATTTCAAAGTGACCCAAACACAAATCGTATTTAGTAGTTCCAGAAGTAACTTGTTTAAATTTTATTTCAGCTTCGCTTTCAGACGAAATCCAAGGGAACATAATAACTTTTTTATTATTGATTGTTTGTTCGGTTACTTTATCAATAATAGTAATATTAACAAATTCTCTTAATGCTTCTATTGAATTAACATCAATACGATTATGATAGTATTGATCATGATTACCAACAATTATAGTCCATTTAAGTTGAGGTAACTCTTTTTGATACCAGCGAAACATCGCTAGAACAGAATTTAAGGTTCTAACATTAATGGCGTTTCTATTATCAAAAAGATCACCTAATATTCTCATATCGGTGATCTTATTATCCTTTATTACTTTATAAAGGGTTTTATAGAAAAAATCGTCTATTATTGAAATATATTTTTCACTATTATTTTTACAACCATAGTGAATATCTGAAATGAAACCAATTTTATAGGACATTATCTAACTCCTGTCCTATACATTTTACTTGACTTTTTTAAATATTAAATACCAACTTTAATTGTCAAGACTCATGGAATCAAATACAGAAATCTTTGGAGGACTACCTTCAAGTCTTCGTTGATTCTTAATAAGACTATCTTTAATGAATGAATGTTTCTTTTCTCTGTTTATAGATTGAAGGAAAGCATGATGAATTATAGTAGTACAGTATGCAAACGCATCTTTACCTTTTTGAACATTAAAACTTTTAGAATATTTTATTAAGAATAATAAAGCTTCTGATTTCATTTCATCAAGATATGTGTAATTTTTGAAACTACTACATGAAGCATAATGATCAACGTGAGATTTAAATAACTCTCCAAGTTTTTCGGAAGCCTTACCAGATTTAATATAACTTATCAATTCGGTGGTATATTCCGCCTTGTCAATGTAATATCTAGACTTCTCTGCAACTGGTTTCTTTTTTCTTATTTCATTTTTCTTAACAGACCCATCCACTTTTTTAGGCATATGTCCTTCTTTCTACCAAATTGGTTTTAATAATTATACCAAATTCTTGAAGTAATTAATTGTAAATTCTAATCCAATCAAAAGATTAACCTTTGGATTCCATTTTAAAAAATAATTTGCTTTTAAAATAGATGGCTTTCTTTGTCTTGGATCATCTTGTAATTTATCTTCATGAACTATTGATGATTTTGAATTAGTTAAATCTATAATAATAGATGCTAATTCTAATAAAGTTTTTTCTTCGGTGTTTCCAAGATTATATGGTCCAAAAGAATATACAGAACCACATTTCATTAACGATTCAAAACCATCTAACAAGTCACTTATATATTGAAACGATCTTGTTTGTTTACCGCTTCCATATATTATCAAAGGTTTGTTTCTTATACTACTATTTATGAAATTACTTATAACTCTACCATCGTCTATTTTCATCCAAGGCCCATAAGTGTTAAAAATTCGAGCAATTCTAACGTCTGTACCTTTTTTATAATACTCATAACATATAGTTTCTGCTAATCTCTTACCCTCATCATAACAACTTCTTGGACCTAGTGTATGTACATTTCCGAAATATTCTTCTGATTGTGGGTTTATTAAAGGATCACCATATACTTCAGATGTTGAAGACTGAATAATTTTTGTTTTATATTTTAAAGCACCATCTAAAAGATTTATTAAACCAGTAGTGTTTGCTTGTATAGTTTCAAGAGGATATTTTTGATACCACTCTGGAGAAGCAGGACAAGCAAGATTATAAACTTCATTAAACTGATATTCATCATAAAGTTTCAAAATTAAATCTCTATTACAAATATCACCTTTTATGAATAAAACATTTTTTAATTCTTTGATAATTTTAACATTGATTTCGCTACTTGTTGATAGATTATCAACAACTATTATTTTATTAGATTCTATTTTACTTAATTTTAAAACTAAATTCAATCCTATAAACCCAGCACCACCCGCTACTAAAATTTTCATTTTGTTCCTTCAAGAAAAATATTTTACCATATAATAGATACAATTATACAGTCTACTAGGAGTTTATATGTCTGGAAATGTCCAAAAAGAGTTACCAAAAATGTTCCGCCCACCTACAAATGGCGAGAATACAGTTGTTTTAAATTATCCATCAGATAAAAATGGTTGTGGATACTATAGAAGCATTATCCCCTTTGGTTATTTGACATCAAAAGGTAATTTTGATAGCCCTTTCCTTTTTGGATTTAATTTTGATCTTGGTTTTATTCAAAGAGCAAATTGGATAAGATTTCAACGTCAAGTAACCGATGCTCAAAAAACCATAGTAAATGAATATAGAAATATAATTAAAAAATATAATTTTCAAACTAAGATTGCGTATGATATAGATGATTTGGTTCATGAAATTGAAGAATGTAATATTCTTGCTTATCAGTATTACACTCAATCTAGAAAAGACAATTTAATTGAATTATTTAAAGCATCTGATCTTGTTACTTTTAGTACTCAGTTCCTTAAAGACTATTATGAAGAAAGACATGGGATTACAAACTCTCATGTTGTTCCTAATTTCCTTCCTAAGTTCCTTTGGGGTAACTGTGGTAAGAGACAAGATAAGTATAATAGAGGTAAGAACGGTAAATTAAAGATCCTTTGGACAGGATCTTCTTCACATATAGGTAAGGGTGGAGATTTAGAGTTTTTAGTACCATTAATTGAGAAGACTTTAAATGAATTTGAATGGGTATTCTTAGGTACTTGTCCTATTCAACTCTTAGGAAAAGTAGAGTTTATTGATTGGGAAGATTTTTATGCTTACCCACAGGCTTTAGATGCTGTTAATGCTGATATTGGTATTGTTCCTGTCAAGGATCATATTTTTAATCTTGGTAAATCAGATTTAAAACTTTTAGAGTATACTGCTATTGGGCTTCCTTCTGTGTGTTCATCAATAGGTGGTGGTATGGGTCCATATGATCTCGTCAAAGGAATTTATACTGTTGAAAATAAAGTAGATGCTTGGTATCAAGCACTTAAAGAACTTCAAAATGATGAAGGATTAAGAAAGAAATATCTTGAATCCGCACAAGAAGAACTTAATAAGAGATGGCTTGAGAATAAAGAAAATACCGATCTATATTTAAATCTTTACAGAAGTTAACTTGGACATAGAATCGTAGGCATAAGGAGATAAATATATGCCTAAACCACCCAAAGAGGAAAAGATTCCAAAGCCAAAGATGCTTTTTAAGTTAGTTATTGAAATGTATGATAATGGGCACGTTGGTAAGGAAATGAAGGAATACAGAGTTGATGAAGAAATTCAAAAGCGCCGTTGTTTCTCAAAAGAATCCGCTCAAGAATTCCGTGAAGCAATCAGAGCCGAATTGGCTCAAAATGATCACGTTCTTGCGAGGGATATCTTGATTGCTCTTGGTATTGACCCCAAGGCTTTTGCTCAAGAGTATCTTAATGTTCCAGCTTCAATTCCAGTGGAGGAAAAGAGTAAGTAATGTATAGTAATGTCTTCATGGATCACCGTAGAAGTGAAATAGTGTATTGGGAATACGAGGGGGATTTAAAGGTAAAGAAGACGGTTCCTGCGCCTCTTTACTTTTATTATAAAGATAAAAATTTAAAGAACCCAGAGTTTCACACTATCTACGGTGATCCTGCAAGACGCATTGAGTGTTCATCATGGAAAGATTATAAACAGAAAATTGAAAGATTTAAATCAAGTGGTCTTGAACTTTATGAGTCTGATGTACCTATTGAGACTAAGTTTATTATTTCAAATTATTTAGGTGAAGAATTAAAACTTCCTAAATTTGATATTTGGTTATTGGATATTGAGGTCCATTCTGAAAAGGGATTTCCTAAACCAGAAGACGCTAGTTATCCAATAACTATTATCACTGTTTGGTCTACTAAGGACAATAAATATTACATTTTTGCTGAAAAAGATTTTGATTCAACTTTCCTTGATGAAAATAAGGAAGCATACTCAAAGTTTATTTTTGATTCAGAAGAAAAACTTTTAAGAGCCTTTATTAAATTTGTTTATACTAAACATCCAGATTTTTTGTCTGGATGGAATAGTAATTTCTACGATATTCCATATATAATTAATAGAATTAATAATTTATTTGGAGAAAATGCTGCAACTGGTTTAAGTCCTATTGGTGTTGTTAGAGAAATTGAACAAACACTTAAAAATGGTAAAGTAAAGAAAACTTATATGATCGGTGGTATTTCAACCATTGATCTTCTTGAAGTATTTAAAACTTATACATTTGCTGCAAGACCTTCTTGGAAACTTGATAGTATTGCTGAAGAAATTCTTGGTGAAAAGAAACTTCAATATGATGGTACTCTCGTTGATTTATATAAAAACTGGCAAAAATACGTTGAATATAACGTACATGACGTTCGTTTGTTAAAGAAACTTGAAGCCAAGAAAGGCTTCCTTAATATTCTATTCTCTTTCTGTTATGGTTGCCGAGTTCCGTTTGATCACTATCAAAAAACAGTTAGAGTTCTTGATGGTGCTTTCTTATCTAAACTCGCGGAAGAGTTTGTTGTTCTTCCAGATGTTAATAGAGATTTGGAAGCAACCAAATTTCCAGGAGGTTATGTTAAAGATCCAATTAAGGGTCTTCATGAATGGACTGTTTCTTTTGATGCTACCTCATTGTATCCTTCTATTATGATTGGATGGAATATAAGTCCAGAAACAAAAGTTGGTAGAGTTGAAGCAACTGCTGTTGCTGATTTAAGAAAACTTATCGGTGGTGGTGATGTTCAAGATTATCCCATTATGTTCAGTGGTGTTGATATTTCTATTAAAGAATTGGCTGGTATAATTAAGACTCAAAATTTCTGTCTTGCTGGTAATGGTGCCATTTATAAACAAGATAAAGTCGGTGTTGTTCCGAGATTCGTTGATGAATGGTTTAAAAAGAGAAAAGAATATAAAAAGAAAATGCTTGAAGCTGAAAAGGCTGGTGATAAAGAATCAACTGTTCTTTACGATAGTTTGCAGTTGAACTATAAGATTCTCATTAACTCTGTTTATGGTTATCTTTCAACACCCTACTCTCGTTTCTATGACCTTGATAACGCTATGGCAGTTACGTTAACTGGTCAGTCTATTACTAAGACTGTTAACGATACAGTTAATGGGTATTTTGAGAAGAAATTTGAAGAATCAGAATTAGCTAAGAAATATAGCGCAAAAAATATCAAAGATGTTTGTATTTATGCAGACACGGATTCACTCTATGTTGATATTGGAAAAATTGTAGAATCATTGAATCTTACAAATAGAACCTCAACTATTCCAGAAGAAATGAAACCTGTTATTGATGTTATTAACAGTGAAATAGTTCCTTTTATTTCTGCCGTTATTAACAAATCTATGAATATTCTCAATGAAAGAAAATATAACTGCAAGAAAAATCTTATTTCATTTAAAGTTGAAAAAGTTGCTCGTAGGTCTATATTCCTTGAGAAGAAAAAGTATGTTATGTGGGTTGTTTATGATGGTGAAGCAAACATGGCTATTGATAAACTAAAAGCTACTGGTATTGAATTAGTGAGATCATCTACTCCCGTGCTTGCTAAAAAATACATGAAAGAATACATTTTTGAACTTCTTAAACTTATGAATAGAGATAAGTTTATTGATCGTATTAAAGAAGTTAGAGAAAAATTCCTTAAAGCCCCAGTTAATGATATTTCATTTCCTAGTACTGCTAATAATCTTAAAAAATATTTTGATAAGTTTATTGAAGAAGGAAGATTTAAATCAACCCCTATTCATATAAGAGGAAGCATCATTTATAATGATATTCTCCAAGAAAATCCATCTTTAACTAGTATTTATGATTCTATATATGAAGGTGATAAAATTAGATTACTTCATATGAAAAAGGGTCAAAACTGGCAAACTGATGTTATTTCATATAAAGAAAATTGGTTAACAGAATTAAATGTTGATGATTACATTGATAGAGAAAAACAATTTGAGAAGGCTTTTTTAAATCCATTAGAAAAGTTTTTTGAACTTTTAGATTGGGAAAAGCCTTCTCTAAATCAGAGTGACATCAATAGTTATTTTGTTTGGTAACTCTCTTCAAATTCTGGATTTTCTCTATCGCTACCACGATGTTCAGCATCAGAAGTTTGTGAATCCATATCTGATGGTTGTTTATTATTCTGTGGTGGATTTGATTTCTTCTTTGGTTTAGGTTGCGGCTTCTTAGAAACTGGCTTTTTTTGGGTAGGTTTCTTTGATGTTTTAACTGCCGCTGGTTTGCTTGATGGTGTATTTACTGGGGTTATCTGAGGCCCTTGGGTATTTTGAGATGTTTGGGGAGATTGATTTGTTTGGGGTGCTTGGGTATTTTGTGTTGTTTGAGGGTTTGTTTGAGGCGTTGGAGTATTTTGTGGTGTTTGTGGTGTTTGAGGATTTGTTTGAGGTGCTGGGGTATTTTGTGGAGTTGTCGCTTGTGGTGTTTGTGTATTTGGTGTTGAGGTTGTTTGATTGTTTTGTGAAGTATGTAAAGGATCTATTGGATCTAAAACAGCACTCTGAAGTTTATTTAATGGTTCAATAATATCTATTGCTGCTTTAAGTCTAGCATCAAGATATGAAATAAAATTATTTTTTTGATCTGGTTGTATTTTTTGTGAATTATTTATTTCACTTTTTAATTGAGTAACAACACTTTTTAATTTATCATTTCTCTGTTTAGTTGCTCTATTAATTATATCAAAAGCGGTTTTAAGTTTATTTGTATCTGCACCGAGAACATTTGATATTTTTTTATTTACTCTATCAACGGTTGCTGGATCAACCCCTTTAATAAACTTTTGAGCGCCATAAAGTGCTTGGTCAAAGGTTTTTGATATGTTACTAAATATACCTTCTAAAAGTACAATCTCTTCATCTAACTGTTGAAATTCTTTAGTTAATGTATAAATATTTTTTCCCATAAAAAATCCTTTTAGTATTATTTATATTGTTGGGTATTTTTTTGGATGTAGAATATAATTATAATCAAGGAGAATTATATATGGCTAGAAAAGCAAAAAATGTTGATACTGATGGGCAAGAAAATATTGAAAAGAAACCAGGCAACAAAAAAGATTTAATAAATGAGTTTATGAAGTCTATGGGTAAGGATAACAATTTTGAAATATTCTCTGAAAGTAAGTTAACCAAAATTGATAGTTTTATTTCTACTGGTTCTTTTTCTTTAAATAGGGTTACTTCAGGAAGTTATTTTAAAGGTATACCACATGGACGTATTACTGGACTTTGTGGTAAGAAAGGTGTGGGTAAGTCTTTCGTTTGTGGTAATGCTATCCGCGAAGCACAAGAAAAAGGTTATCTTTGTGCGGTTTTTGAATCAGAAAGTTCTCTTGATAGAGATTTCTTAATTAGACTTGGTGTTGATATTGATGAACTTATTTTTAAGTCAGTGTCAACTGTTAATGAGTTTAAATCGCTTACTTTAAACATGGTCGAATCCCTTCATAAGATGGACCCAGAACAAAAGATTTTTATTGTTATGGACTCTTTGGGTAACTTAGGTACTGAAAAGGAAATGAATGATGCTCGTGAAGGGCATACTGCACAAGACATGGGATTGAGAGCAAAGCAACTTAAATCAGCAAGTAGAGTTTTAGCAAACGCTATTGCTTATAACAATGCAGCAATGCTTGTTACTAATCATACTTACGATCAACCAGTTAATCCACAAAATCCTGCTGCTGGTTCACAAGAAATTTTCTCTGGTGGTGAAGGTTTTAATTATATTTGTTCAACCATTATTAATCTTAAAAAGTCAGTTAAAAAAGAGGAAGTCAAGCAAGCAAGTGGTGAAACCGAAAAAGTAGCTACTCATTTCATTATAAGAGCAACTACTACTAAAAATCGTTTAGTACCAGAAGGCTCTCAAGCTGAAATTCTTGTTAGTTTTAAGAACGGACTCCATAAGTGGTATGGTTTACTTGATGATGCTCTTAATACTGGTGTTTTTGAAAAGACTGGAACTAGAATCAACGTCAAACATCTTGACAAAACATTCTTTGAAAGTCAATTATATAAAGCTGATAATGAATCAGTTTGGGAAGCAGTTGTCCAAGAAATGGATAAGAGAATTCAAGATATGACTTCTTTTAGTAGCGTATTGGATGCTGATAAAGTAATTGACGAGTTGGAAGGTGAACAACCACAAGACGATAACTAAATCTTTGATTGACGGTCAAAATCTTGACCTTACAATATGGTAGAATGAACCGAAGGAGATTTAGTAAATGCAATTAGACGATAAAGCGGAACTATATATTATAAAAGGATTGATTGGGTTTGATGATTATCTTGCTAGATTTATTGATAAGATTGATGTAAAATTCTTTTCAAGACATTCTTCAACAGTTGTTAAAGCTATTCAACAATTTTATATAAAATATCATAAAAAACCTTCGGTTCAAATCCTTTGTGATACTGAAATCCCATCAATTTTAAATAAAAAAGTTGATGGGGTCCAACCTTGTGTTGATATCTTAACAAGTGCTTCTTTGCTTAAATTTGATAAAGAAGATTATTTTGATTGGCTCACTGAATTAACAAAAGAATTTATTCAACAAAAAAGAATAGAATTAGCTCTTGTTGATTGTATTAATTTAATGGAAAAAGGAAATCGCCAAGAAGCAATCAAAAAAGTTCTTGATGCTTCTACCGTTAATTTTGATGAATCTTTGGGTCTTGATTATTGGGAAGATATTGAGGCTCGTATAGAGAGAATGAAGTCCCCAGATCAAGTCATACCTACTGGTAATAGAACATTAGATCAGTATATTGGTGGTGGATGGCGTAGGAAAATGATTGCAATTTTTGGTGCTGCTACTAATGTTGGTAAGACCCTTATTCTTGGTGATATTTCAAAGAATTTAGTTGAACAAGGTTACAACGGTCTTTATATTACCTTAGAAATTAATGAAGATATTTTGGCTAATCGTATTGATGCTAATATTTCAAATATTGAAATGAAAGACCTTTCAACAAGTCCAGATACTTTGATGAAAGACCTTTTACAGAGAAAGCAAATGGCAGAAGCCGCTGGTAAACCTTTTGGTAGATTAATAATTAAAGAGTTTCCTCCAGCAACTATGACCGCCAACCAACTATTGGCTCTTATTAAAGATTTAAATATAAAGAAAAATGGATTCAAGCCAGATTTTATAGTTGTTGACTATTTAGGTTTAATGGTTCCAAACGGTAAGGGGTTCTCTGACAATACTTATGGTAAATTAAAGACAGTTGCGGAAGAGTTACGTTCTGTTGCTGTAAAGATGAATGTTCCAATATTTAGTGCTGTTCAAGTTAATCGCGCTGGTTATGAAGAATCTGAAATAGGTCTTGAAAAGACTTCTGATTCTATGGGTATTCCAATGACTGCTGATATCATGATAATGGTTAGCAGAACAGAAGATATGATTCAAAACAATCAATTATACTTTCATATAGCCAAATCTAGATTTAGCAAAAATGGTTCTGGTTTCCTTGTAGAAGTTGATTATGAACACATGAGAATTAGAGAACTAAATTCTTTTGATCCAACCGAAGACAAGAGACAAAAGATTAAACAGACAATTAATAATATTAAAGAGTCAGCCAATAAAGCACCAGAAGTTTCTGATGATGGTGGTGATGATGTTTTGAGTGATTTTGATAACTAAAAGGAACTATTTATGCCCAAGAAACAATTAACTTATGAAGAATTAGGTAACGTTTGCAATATGACTCCTAATAAAGCACATTTAGAAGTAAAAAGAATTTATAATAAGATAGTAAAACAATTAGTTTATGAAAAACATATAAATATTTGGGATTGTGTCGTAGGTTTAAAAGATTACTTTGGGATGTCCGAAAGAGAGGCGGTAGACAAACT